TCCGAAGAGCTACGGCCCGAGGAATGACATGATCACCCTGGCCACGAGCTGGGGCTACAAGAAGAACATCATCATCAAGAAGTCGTTTGTCGACGGGATCGAGTTCTTCAAGGGGGAAACCCTGGCCGAGACCAATCTCGAAAAGTGCCGGGTCTCCTATTCCGAGCACTGGGCCTATTCCTATCTCAAGGAAGAGGTCCCATTCGACAAGCTGCACATGCTGACCCAGGCTCCGGGCATGCACTGGGCGAACCACCACTTCAAGGGTGATCACCGCTCCGAAGAGAATGCCATACCAGGCTTCAATATGGTGGTGATCGACGTCGACGAGGGTATACCCCTGGCGACCGTCCATGACCTCATGAAGGAGTACAAGTTCCTGACCTACACCACCAAGCGCCATCAGAAGGATGGCAATGGTGATCGTTTCCGGCTGATCCTTCCGATCAACTATTACCTCGAGCTGGACAACGAAGAGTACAAGGAATTCATGCGGTCAGTCTTCACCTGGCTCCCATTCCAGACGGATGAGAGCTCGGAAAAACGAGAGAAGAAGTGGGAAACCTTCGATGGAGGGCAGTACCATTACAATCTCGAAGGCGGTCTGCTCGATGCTTTGGACTTCATCCCGAAGACCAGCCGCAACGAAGGTTTCAAGAACCAGACGAAGGATCTTCAATCCCTCGACAGCCTCGAGCGCTGGTTCGCACAGCGCATGGTGACCAACTCGAACCGCAACAACCAGATGCTCAAGTTTGCCTTGATGCTGGTCGACAGCGGCTTCGACTTCCCCACTGTCCGGCAGCATGTGCTCGCCTTCGACCAGAAGCTTTCCGACCCTCTTGGGGAAGACGAGCTCAACCGATCGGTGCTGGTCACCGCGGCCAAGCGCTACCAGAAGCCCTGAGCGATCAGGGTTTCTTTCTCCGGCTTTTGAACCTCCAACCAGAGATCCAACATGGATGAAATCAATAACCAGCTCGTCTTGATCTCGGGAGAGTCGGGCTCCGGCAAATCGGCCAGCCTGCGGAATATCCAGAACCAGGACAAATGGATGTATCTGAACTGTGAGGCGGGCAAGCGCCTGCCTTTCAAGAACCAGTTCCAGACGTTCAACATTGTTGACCCCTACCAGGTCTGGGAGGGCTTCGATCATGCCATGGCCAACCCCGACAAGTTCCATGGCATCGCGCTCGATACTGCCACCTTCCTGATGGAGATGATGGAAAGTGTGCATGTCCTGACGTCGAACGACACTCAGAAAGCCTGGGGAAATTACGCCCAGTTCTGGAAGCACCTGATGCAAAAGAAGGTGGTCGAGTTCGGCAAGCCCGTGCTGATCTTCGGACACACCAAGACCGAGCTCGACGAGCAGACCCACACGATGAAGACCTCGGTCCCGGTCAAGGGGTCGCTCAGGAACAACGGCATCGAGGCCTACTTTTCGACGGTGGTCTCCACCAAGAAGGTCTCTCTCAACGAGCTGGAGAAATATGGCTCCAAGCTCCTCACCATCACGGAGGAGGATAAGGATCTCGGCTATAAACACGTCTTCCAGACCCGCCTCACGAAGCAAACCGTAGGGGAGCGGATCCGGTCGCCGATGGGGATGTTCAACAAGGAACACACCTACATCGACAATGACTGCCAGCTTTTGCTGGGTCACCTCAAGGAATTCTACGGGGATTAATTTCTCCGCAGATTATACACCAACCTCTCTCGAAAATAGGACATAGAACTATGAGTCTCTTCAACAACCTCACCACCGACGGTCTCGAGGAAGCCCAGGATCGTCTCGGGGGTTTCTCCCGGCTGGAATCGGGTGCCTATACCGGCAAGATCAAGGCGGCTTATGCCGGCGTTGCCGCCAACTCCAAGGCCCAGAGCATCACGGTCATCCTGGCTCACGGCAAGGATGGCAAGGAGGAGTATCGCGAGACCCTCTGGATCACCAACAAGAATGGCGAGAACTTTTTCGTCAACAAGGGCGGCGACGGCAAGAAATCTCCCCTGCCCGGCTTCACCATCATCAATGACCTGTGCCTGGTCACGACGAACAAGCCGCTCGCCGAGCAGCCGACGGAAGAGAAGGTCATGAACATCTATGACCCGGACGCCAAGAAGGAGCTGCCCAAAGCGGTCCAGATGCTCGTCGATCTGCTCGACACCGAGGTGACCTTCGGCATCATCAAGCAGACGGTGAACAAGCAGGAGAAGGACAGCGCCGGCAACTACCAGGACACCGCCGAAACCCGTGACGAGAATTTCACGGACAAGATCTTCCACTACCCCTCGAACCTGACGGTCAACGAGGCCCTCAACAAGATCACCACAGCGACGTTCTACGGCGCCTGGGTCGAGAAGAACAAGGGCGTCACCCGCGATCGCACCAACAAGGATCTGGCCAAGAACGGCGGCAAGGCTGGACGCCCCGGTATGCCTCCCCAGGCAGCGACCGCCGGCGGCAAGACGTCGTCTCTGTTTGGAGCTCGCTGAGTTCGATCGAACTGGACGCCGACTCTGATTAGTGTAGAAATACCCCCGCGTTAATCCGCGGGGGTATTTTGAACATAATGGATCAGATAACCATTAACCTCCCGATCTATATCGATCTCGGAGCCAAAAAGAAAAAATCGACGTTCAGCCTTAACCTGAACACCTACCGAAATGCCCATTATCACATCCTCAATAAGGCCAAGGCCCTGTTCGAGGAGCTGATATCGAAGCAAATCAAGCATTTTCCTGCTATGGCCAAAGTCGAGTTGACCTACGCTCTCTTCTTTGGTTCCCGACGAGCGATTGACGTTGCGAACGTGTGCTGCATAGTGGACAAGTTCTTTTGCGACACGCTCGTGAATTGCGGCAAACTTCCCGGTGACGATAAGGAGATTATCTCCAAAATCGTATATGACTGGGGAGGCATAGACACCCAGAACCCACACGTAAAAGTGACCCTCTCCAACATTGAGATGGTCCACGAGGATCCAGTTCCCATGCAGATTTCTTTTTCGCAGACCGAAATCAAGGATGCTCTTCTCGAGCTCCTCGAAAAGCAGATCAGCCTTCAGCCCGGTCAGGCGGCCGTGATCGAGTTCGACCTCGAGAACCCGAAGGACATTATCGCCTACGTCGACATCGTCCGCGGCAATGGCAATACCGCACAGGCCTCAACCACGGCCGCAGTCGTCAAGACGCAGGCGGCTGCACCATCCAAGCCCAAGGCGCCCGGCAAGAAGACGGCCGAGCCAGCCGTTGTCATTCCCGAGGAACCGGCTGTCACGGATGAATCGGTCGAGGTCGAGCAAGCAACTCAGGCCAGTGCCATCAGCACCGGTGAAGAGCGCGTCGACACGAGCCAGGACGAAGGCGTTCAGGACGAGACCGCCACCGAGGAGATCGCTCCGGTCGCCACGACGGCTGCCGGCGGGATCTTCCCGAATGCTGTGAGCTCGGCACCGGCGCTGCCCGCCACTCCTGCTCCCACCGGCAAGTCGCTGTTCGCCAATCTGATGAAGCCGAGCAACGTGCCGGAATCCAAGACGGTCAACTGATCTCCCAACCACGGGAGATCCCATGGCACTGTTCAAGGCGCTCATCATTGGGGGATCTGTTGCGAGCATATTAGCAGGTATTATCTTGCTGATTATCGCAGTAATCCCCTATCTGATTTTCGCTGCTGTATTTTCACTAATAAGCTTAATCGCTTATGTGATTATCAAGGACGAAAATCAGAATAATAAGAAGCCCCCGAAAGGGGGCTTTTTCCATGAATGAATCAAGGGGATCTGGCGAAAGCCCGGTCCCCTGTTTTCAGGAAAAACCCACTAATATGATCTGGAATTCAGAGCCTCAGCATAATTGGCCTGGCGGAAAGTATGTCGGAGCCATCTGCATAACCTGCGGCGTCTCAGGCTTTCTACATCATAAGCACGGCCCCTCAGCCTGCTGGCCTCATTACCAGGAGGGGATGGCCAAAGCTCATCTGTTCAAGGAACAGCATCTCAATCTTATGATCGAGGAGTATGGTCCTCACACTCCTCGATCAGTTGATCACTTCACCAGGTTGACCCAGGGATTGAGCGAGAAGCTGTGCAGCCCCATGCTCGGGCCCACCGAGTAGCCCAGCTTCCCGTCAGCCAACAGCGCCAGGAAGTTATCCGTGGTCGGGGAACCAATGTCTCCCAGACCCGGAACCGCCGGCGGCATGGCCATCAGGAGCAGCGACTTCAAGGGATGGTGCCTGAGCATATAGGCGCCTTCCTTGATTGAGCGAAGCTTGAAATTGTAGAACCAGAGCAAACCGACGCTTTCAAGATACTGCCTCGACCGCCCCGACAGGCGGTTGTAGTTCACGAACGCCTCGTTGACCTGAGCGATCGCATCCTCCTGGCTCACCTTCTTCCGCTGGACCAGGTCATCATACATGATCGCCTTGCCCAGGAAGTCACCATACTGGACGGCCTTGCCCAGCCCCTGGAACAGGGCCGTGTCGCGAGTGACGAAGCCATAGCGCCAGGCGGTGCGGAACTGCTCGGGCACCTTCGTTGAGAAGCGCTCGGCCCACTCTCCCCATTTGCCGTCAGCCAGAGCCAAATCCTCGGCCGTGACGACGCCATTGGAAATCGCCGAGAACTCGCCGGCCTCGATGAGGGGCCAGATGCTCAGGCGCTTGTAGCTGTCCTTGATCGTCCGGATCCGGCTCTCAAGCTTGCGGATCTGGGCAAGGTCATTGACGCCCTTGGCAGCCTGCAGCTCGGCTTCGAGATCGATTTCAGCATGGCGACGCTTGATGAAATCGTTGAGCTCGATCGTCTTGGAGCCAAGACCCTTAACGATATGCCTGATCGGGACACCCCGGTTCAGGAGCTGGAAGATATTGGCCATCATATTGGCCGCCGGCACGATCACGCTCTTGACCACGATCAGCACCTTGGCGTTGGAAACCAGATCCTGGATCGCCTTTTCACCGCTGATCAAGCGCGAGTAGGCCTTGTTCCCGAACATGCTGAAAGCGATGTCCTGGAAGGTCTTCTGGACGCCTGGCTTCCAGCGCGAGTTGCCCGTGAACAGATCACCGACCGAAGCCGAGCGGTATCCCACGGCGTCGTTCAGCATATCCCGGCGAACCTGGAAACCATCGTTGCCAAAGCGATCCTGGATCATCTCCCGAGTATGCTGGGGTATCAGGCGCCAGGCTTCGTGCAAGACCGGATCATCGGTCTTCCTGAGATTGGCCAGGTTCACAAACTCATCCCGTCGACCGGCTTTGCGACCTTCGATCCAAAGCTGATGAAGGTTGTCGACCAGGCCCTTGTTGAATTCGCCGGCGAGCGCCTCTTCGACCTGGCGGCCAGCCCAGACACCCAATGAGCGAGACAGGTTCGTGTCCCGATTGATCCTGGTCAACTGGGCCGGGTCGATCGAGCGCTCATAGGCCACGACATTCCCATTGGCGCCGAAGACCGGGAGCAGGTTCTCCGAGGTTTGGCGCTGATTGGCGAGCTGACGGTTTACCAGGGCCACGATCTGCGGATCGGTGATCCGGCCTGCCGTCAGCTCGCCGACGGTGTATCCCGTATTGGGATCGACGCCGTTCACCGTTTGATGGACATTCTGCATCACACCTTGATTGTAAGCCGCCCTCCCCGAGACCGGAGCGAAAAAATAGGAGCGCCGTCCGAGATTGCGATCGGCCGAGGATCCTACATAGGGGCCTAGATTGGTGTAGCCGAGAGCCAGCAAACGAGCATGCTCGGAGTCGCTGGCAACGATCAGGGAGACCCCCTGCTGACCTTCAGTCGGGATATGGCCCTTGTACCCGTTCGCTTGCGCTATCGAGCTTTGGCCATTCGCGATCTCCGTGTTGCGCAAACCCCGCAGGTAGGAGAGCGAGAAGCCCATCCCCTGTTGCTGGTCCGTCATCAAGACGGAGATCGCATCCTTGGTTCCCTGCTCAAGCCCCTGGACCGCGTAGAGCGTCACCAGGCGGTCGATCTGGTCGACTAGCCCATTCTCCACCGTCGAACTCTCATAGCCGCGCTGCCCCATCAAGCGGGCCACGGCATAGGCATTCCGGAGGAGACTGGACCCGTGCTCGCCCGTAAGCATGTAATTGGCCAACTGACTGGCCTTCTGCTGGAGCATTGCAAAGCGCCGCGGTTCTGAAGCCAGGATCTGACCCTCGAGCAGTTTGATCTCAGAGCCGAGCTTCTTGGCATCTGTCAGGAAGCCCAGGGAGCCATCGACACCGTAGGTCGAGTGTAGCGAGGCAAGATCGGTCTTGCCCAGGCCACGATAGAGCGCCGTCCACTCATCGCCCGAAAGCTTGCGAGTGAATTGCTTGGCGATCGTCTGAGGCAGATGCTCTCGGAACTGCTGGCGGTTTTGCTGAACGGCCGAGCGCACCTTGGTGATCATGTCGAAGACCGAAGCGTTCTCACGGGTCCGGCCAACAATGTCGTTGACCAGCTCCCGCATGGCATGGGCGCCGCCGAGCTGATTGAGCCAATGAGTGATTCCCATGGCTGCTTCGTCCGAGCGCTCCTGGTTAACCAGCGTAGCGACGGCACGAACCAAGCGGGCTCCGCCTCGAACAATGGCGCTGCCATTATTCTTGATAATATTATCCGCCTTATCTCCGATTTTATCGGAGAGATTTTGAATTTGATTAGAGAGATAATTCTCCGCGCCGGCGATGCCATTCTCGCCGCTTTGCTCGATGAAGGACCGGGTGTCCCCAGTGTTCTCCAATAGAGCCTGGGTCAGGCGATCCAGAGCTTCCTGGACTGAGGCATTCGACTTTCCCTCCCCCGACATCGCCAGGGAAAGCCGATCCATACCGGCCAGGCCGAGATCCTCTAGCTTCTGATCGAAGGTACGCGGATCCGCGGACTTTTCGCTCTTGGGCAGAGCCACCCCGGAGAGGATCTTGCGGAAGCTGTCATCGACCATGGCCAGGCCGAGGAACGCCGGCATCAACGAGGAGCGCCCCATCGCATCGGTGCTGGCGCCAAACAGCCCATGCAGGGCATCGAACTTGTTCTGCGCCTGATAGCGATCGGCGTTGGGATCACCGAGACCGGTCATGAAATCCTCGACCGCGATCTTATCGATGACGTGCTCATAGAGATCCTGGATCCGCGAGAGCGAGACCGGGTTGAGTTCGACATCGACCGATAGCGCCGCAACGATCTCATTGAAGGTCGAGACCTCCTGCATGGTCGGCAGGAAGCCCTGATTGAGGAAACCCTTGGCCACCTGGGCTGCGTCGATATAGGCCTTGTGCTTGATCTGAGACGTCCTGGTGAAAGCCAGCGTCGGATCGGCAGCAACCCAAGCCGTGATCTTGTCATGGAAGCGCTGGCGCAGATCGCTCAGACGATCACTGGTTCCAAAAGCGGCCGACTGGTAAAGCGCCACTGCTCCTGAATCCTGAGCCAGGAGCTGGGCTGCGCTTGGCATATCCATCAGGATCCTGGTGTTGAACCGGAGCTGCTCCAGAACATTATCACCGGCCTTGGGAACAGAGAGCTTGCTCTTGCCTTTGCCCCAGATCAGATCCTTGATCGCCTTCAGTGTGTCTCCGACGATCTGGAAAATAGACTGGGTGATCCAGGTCTTCTCGGCTACAGCCGAGAGCTGCTGGTTCGACAGCACCCAGGCCATGAATTCATTGACCGCGGCCGCTCGGTTGTTGTTGTTCAGGTGACCGCGGATCGCATTGACAGCCAGGCTCTGGGCCGTCTGCGTCAGCTCGCTCTCACCTGAGTAATCCTCGAGGAGCCACTGGTTCATCAGGGCCTCAATATTCTCAACCGCGATCTGCTCGACATCGGAGATCGATTTCGGATCAGTGTAATAGGCCAGCACCTTCTGGAAGGTGGCTGCGTGGATCATCTCATGCAGAGCCGTTTCACCGAAATCGCTGGAGCCGTCGGTGACCGCAACCAGGATCTTTGAGACCGGATCGACGAAGCCATTGGCCGTGTCGAGCATGCCAGGCTGGTAGCGATCGGCATTGTTCTGCTGGAGCCAGGTGTCGACCTGGGCCCGGGTTCCGATCACAGCCTGGTAGCCGGAGGCCTTCAGCGTCTCCAGGGCGGAGGTCATGACTTCCTGCTGGCTCTCGTTCAGGGAACCAAGCGAGCCGAGATCTGCGGTTAAGGCCTTCGCTTCGATCACACGAACCTGCGTCTCGGCTGGGATGAGAGCCTTTTCCTTGTCCTGCTGTTCAACCTGGCCAATGAGCTGGTTCTGGTATTCCCGGTTCATCGCAGCCAGAACGTCATCATCCGATTGTGCCTCGAGGCCGATCGACCCTTCCAGCACATACGGGCTCTCGCCCGAGGCCATCTGATCGACAGTCATCGGCAAGGTTTTGAACACAGCCTGGCGAGCATCGATCTCGCTGGAGATCTCTTCCAGCTTGGCACCGAGATTGGCGATCGCCAGCTCGATCTCATCCCGCGTTGCGGGTTCCTTCGGATTGGGATTGCCGGTCAGAACCTTGGCCATCTCCAAGGCGACGTCCTGCATCAATTGCGTTTGAGCATTGATCTCGTCATTGGGATCCAGCACCAAATCAAACGGGTTATTATTAAGAAAATCCCTGAAAGATTTTGCGACAGCATTAACCGGGTTATTAAGCCAGGTCTGATGGACTGAGCCATTGATCTCGCGGGAGTATTCCTCGATCTTGTCGGCGGGCATGTTCATGCCGTCGAAGACCTTGAGGGTTCGATTGATCTTCTCATTGGTCGCAGCATTGAGCATCATCTGCCCGTCGCCGGAGCCAATGACCAAAGATGGAACCGACTTCACGCCGGCGAGCGTCGGGCCGTAAATCAGCGGCGCCGACGAGAAATCATTGTCCAGGCCCCTGGAGAAATACTCCGGGATCCGGATCTTCAGCTCCCGGTCACCCCGCTTGAGGAGGATCGGCTTCTGTTTGCCGCTCTGGTCTCGATTGCCGAGAACGTCGGTCTGCTCGGAGCCACCCAGGAAATAGCTCTGGGTCCCCGTCGAGAACGCCGGGCCCATCGGCAGGAGATCCTTGACGACATCCTGAAGCTCTCGCTCCGAGAGGAAGTCACCTTCCCGGAAGTTCGGATCACTCTGCTTCTCAGCGAGCTTCTCGATGATTGTCCGACGATAGAGCGCACGCATCACGATCGACTGGATCTGCGTCGCCTGCTGGATCGCATCGGTGGTCTCACCGACATGGCCCATCACGGTCTGATTGATCGCCTGAGCCAGGGGATCGACGAAAAGCGACCGGACATTTCCTTTCAACGTGTCGAACTGATGCTGGAAAAGCGTGAAGCCTTCCGGCGTCCGGACCTGGTCCAGCTCTTTCTGGCTTGGTTCACGCTTGGCCTGGAAACCAGGCTTGAGCACATAGGCCTGCTCCTCCTTGTCGAAGGCAGCACGCTGATCGGTCAAAGCCTGGAGATCGTTCCAGAACTGGTCATAAGTGCTCTGCTCAAAGGTCGCAGCGGCATCGACCTTCTTGGCTACGATGAAATCCGACATCTTCGCATAGATCAGCTCGACGAGCTCGCCGGCGACCTTGCCAGCGATGCCATCGATACCCGAGCCATAGATCGAGATCGTCAGGGGGTTCTTCGCCACACCTCGGCCGATCGTCACAGTGCCTGCATCCTCATCAAAGGACACATCCGCATTCAGGGATCCGAGCAACCGCAAGAGCGAGTTCATCTGCTCGAGCACCGGCGCGTTGTTCTTCAGGGTCTCCCTCAGCTCGGCCATCCGAACCTTGTGAGTGTTGGCGCCCTCCCCGTAGAGATCGGGCTCCTTGGCCATCGTGTTTAGGGTCCGGCCCTGGTTCTGGGAACCAAAGAAGACACCCCCCTTGGCAACGGCCTTGACCCAGGCCGGCGAGAATTCGCCACGAGCCAGGAGCATCAACGCATTGATCGGGCCATTGGTCTTGCCGTCGGCTTCGAGATAATTGAAGTGCGTGAAGCTGGAGAGATCTCTCCCTGCTTCCTGCGCCACCTGGAGCTGGGCCGCAGACAGAAGCGAGTGCATGCCATGCATCGAGATGCTCCCACCGGCAGCCCTGCGGATCTGCTCGACGAGCTCTTTCGGAAGGCTCTTGATCGAGCCCTCATCACGGGCCCGGACCCAATGGGCCAATTCCCGAATGACATCCGAATATTGACCCCGAACGAGGCCTTCGGCCTTCTCGCGTGCGACGGAGCGGGTATCCTTCTCGGTCTTGACACCGAGACCCTGAGCAACGGTGAGCCAGAAGAAATCCTGGTGGGCCGGATTGTTCAGATTAAGGACTGACCTGGTCGGCATGAAGATCTCGCGAGCGAGCTTGTCGCTCTGCGGATTGGCGGCACCCATCATCTGGAGCCGACCAACACGAGTGATCTCATGCGGGTAGAATGTCGGCACATCTTCAACAGCCGAACCAGTCAGTTCGGCGTGAGCCTCGACTTCCCGCATCTGGGCAACGATGTTCTGGAAAGCCATCCGCAGTCCGCGGATCTGTCCGTCGACCGATCGGGCATGGTTGACGTTCAAGTCATTGGCGTTCTCACGGCCGCTCATGAGCAGGACGAAGGCGTCCTCGCCCAGGCTCTCGACCATGTCGAAGACCAGGCGATTGGGGAGATAGCGAACCTTCTGCTCGCGCTCCAAAGCCTGACGCTGCTGACGTGTCGTCTTGATCGCGCTATTGCGGAGCTGCGTCGTTGCAACCTGGCGCACCGGCGCTCCGACCGAGGCACCCTCGGGCACCGGGTTGATCAAAGCCAGCTTGGACAGAAGAGCCCTGGCTCCGCCGATATTCTTGAAAATCTCGTTCGTGCTGTCCGACCGCATATCGAAGTAAATGCGGCCATAAGTTTTACCGGTCATCTCCTGGAAACGACTGCTGTTCTCGTGAGCCAGCAAGCCGACATCCTTGAAGGCTGCGATCACTTCGATCGCGACCGCTTCTGCCAATCCGGAAGAGTAGACCATATCGATGTTCTGGTTGGTCTGAAGACCCCAGAACTGGACGATCTTCTTGGCTAGCTGCTGCTTGGCATGATCGACCGAGACGCCGCGATTGAAGAACTCGACCATCTCCGCGGTGACACCCGGCAAGCCCAAGGATGCCGAGAGATCCTCACGATCTATCGTGCTCTGTATGGCCGGCGCATTGAGAAGCCAATCCAGGCCCGCCAGAAGCGCGCTCTCTCGGAGCTGGGCATTGTAAGCGAAGCCATCGCCCTTGGGCTCAACGATGTTGAGCACCTTGCCGCGGACAAACCGCAAAACAGGCTGATCGCCTTTCTTCAGGAGCTCAAGCAGATCCGGAACGCCAGCCAGGCGCTCATCCATCTTGTCATAAGCTTTGTCGACCAGCTTGAGCAGATCCTCGAAAGCCTGGAGCTGGGTCTGATCCGGAGCCACCTTGGCCCGAGACACGATCTCCGAGACATTGCTCATGCGTTCAAACATCGCCCGCAAGGGAGATGCGTCCTCGAACATCCGCGAGGTCTGATCCTTGGTGAAACGAAACGCCTTGTGAAACCAGTTCTCACCCTGCGAGCGGACCAGGTTGGGAAATGCATCCTCCGTTTTTTGGGTCGCATCGGCATTGGTATTTCGCCCCGATCCCGTATCGACCCCGGTGGTGACCGCTTCTGGACGAGCTGTTTCGCGAGCAGCGGGCCCAGGACCCTCACCCGAGTTCACAGGCACAGCGTTTTGTGCTTGATTGTCGCTCCCGCCCGCCTGGGCCGCATTTCGCACGGTTTCCGGAGCGATCGGCTTGGGCGCAGGCTCGGGAAGCGAGAGGGGAAGTTCAATCTGACTCGGGTTCGGGTCGATCTCAGACGTGGTAGCCTGGGATTGCGCCGGAGCCTTTGAGGCCAGCTCAGAACTTCCCCTCTCCGTTTTCGTCTCAGCGACTGCGGCCTTTTCAACCAGCTTCAGCGAGACGGCGGTATCAAGATTATTCGAAGAATTATCTTTGATAATATCCGGAGCAGAAACTAGATTAGGAACGCTGATTTCCTTGATACCATATTCAGGATATTCTTTCGCAAACGAATTGGCAAGCAAGGCAGCAGCGCTGGCATCCGCATGGATCTGCCTGGCCAACTGCTCGGACTTGGCGGCGCCGGGGTTGTAGAACACCCGCTGCGTTCCATCCTTTGGAAGCCACTTGTTGTTGGGCCCCAGCGCCTGATAGGCGACATCCTTGCGATCGCCGTTCTGGATCGCCTGGTTCATCGCATCGAGCTTGTTGCGCATCGAGCGCGCAAACATGGCCAGATGCTGGATCCGGCGCTTGGCGGCTTCGGTCTGGTTCGTCCGCAAGGCGAAGTTGATATCCAGCACATGCTGAGCCAGGGACTTCTGGTGAGCGGCCTTGCCACCGGCAACGTCGATCTGCCGATTGACGATCGCGATCCGGTCTTCCGATGAAGGCTCTTTGGCCCCGTCATTGGTACCGTCGTTAGTGCCATCATTGGCTCCCATAATGGCAGCGTGAAGCTCCGCGGCCTGAGCCAGAGACAAAGCTGCATGGATGTCCTGGCGCTGCTCGGGAGCCAGGAACGGCTTCTCGCGATCCTGTCTCAAGATCACGTCGGCCGAGGACACATCGATCTTCTCGGGAACCAACCGAGCAATATCAGCGGTCGTTTGAACGACACGCTGACCTTCAGGCGAGCTCAGATCTTGCCCGGCCTCGACCTTCGGAGCAGCAAGCTCCTGGTCCACCCATTTCAGGGTCTCGGCCATCTGCGGCATTGCCGCCATTTTCTCCAGAACTGAAGCATACCTGTCGAACGAGACCACCTCCGGCCTGGCATGATCGAGCTGACCCAGCAGATCCTTACCATTCCGAATGAAGTCCTGATGCTCGGCCCGCTGGCTCAAGAGCCAGAGAGCAGCATCCGTCCGATCTTCCTGGCTCCGGTTGCTGTCGACTGCGACGGCGCCGGCTGCCAGCATGAGATCAAATCGCGAAGGCGTCTGATCGGGAAATGCCTGGGACGCTGTTTCGCGTACAGCCGGGCTCACCTTGGAGAGCTCTTCCGGCGTCACATTGAAAATCGTCTCGACCTGATTGGCTACAGCCTGCACCGCAGGCTTTTGCGCCTCCGGTATACCGGGATCATTGGCAGCCGAGCGCACAGCCTCAGCGACAACAGGGGCATCCTGCATGGCCTGAGTGACTTCGGGAGTCAACGTTTCGACCGACACCGGTGACGAGGATTCGTTCGCTGCCCGAATCTTGTCGGCACGATCGCCGACGGCATTTGAAACACCGCCTAGGAGCGACTTGCCCGCAGCTCCGATACCTTTCGCAGCAGCGCCAGGGGCAAGCATGACGCCGGCGGAGCCAGCTCCCATGATCGCACCCTGGATGGCCTGATCACCAACCCCCTCGCCCAGGTTCTGGCTCGGATCGACATAGATTTTCTGGCCGACATTCCCGGAAAATTGACCCGTGCCGGACTGGATGCCTTCTTCCAGAAATTCCTTGGCGATGTTGCCGGCCGCATGGCCGGGGGACTTACCCAGAAGTGTCTGAAGCGGGGCCTTCTCGATACCCTCGACGAGCTTGCCAGACAGCGCCGCAACCGGAAAGGTTATCGCCTTGGCAACGTCACCGGCCCGAGATGCGACCTCGATCTTGGCCTCCCGCTCGGAGGTGCCGTTGTCACGAAGAGCCTTGTAAGCCGTGCTGGTCTGCTTCAGGCTTTCATCGGAAAGCTGCATGACCTCGTTGACCGTGTCGGAATAGGCACCACCGGCCTCCATCGCGCCAACTGTCAGCGGGAAAGCTGCCTGCTCGAGAGCCTTCTCGGCGGCCGAGGCACCGACACCCCCCAGAGCGCCAGGCACATTCGAGATCGTCCGGCCGGCAACGACCTGAGCACCCCTGGTCAGGCCCTTGGCGATAGGCCCACCAACAAAGAGCGAACCGCCGGCCTCGGCCACACCCGTTTCGAGGATCATGGGATCCTCGACAAGCCGGTTGGTTCCGGAGATAACACCGCGGCCGATGCTGCGAAGCGAGGCGACGATCTCACCTTCCGACGCCTTGTCGGCCTCGAACTGCTTCTGCCCATCCTGCTTGTCGAGCTGGCCTCGCAGACTGTCGACAAAGCGGCGCCGGTTCAGCGTCTGGGATTGCTGGGCCTCAGTGGCATCCTTCACCGAGCGCATGAATTCCGAGGTGGCGACGGCCGCTTTGTCATTGACCATCGAGAGGCCAAAGGCCGCAATACCGCCAAGGCCCTGAGCTGCGCCCGAGCCAACGTTGATCACATTGTCCTTGGCCCACTCGCCGGCCGTCCGGCTGCCGCTTCCGAGCTCCTTCAGATGAGCCTGGCCCATGTCGATCGCCGACATCTTCTGATAGGTGTCGTCGCCGTACTTTTGGATGAACTCGGGCGCCGACAGGGATTTTCGATCCTGGATGATCTGATTGTCCCGTGTCAGCGTGTTGTCCCGTTCCCTGGACAGATTGAACATCGCCATGGCCGTCGGGTTCGACAAAGCAGCATCGAGCTGCTTCATGTCCTGGGCCAGTTTATCAGCCGGATTCGGGACAGGAGCCACTGGCGCTGGAGCGGGAGCAGCAACCTTCAGGGGTGCAACTTCAATCCCAGGAAAGGGATTTTCGATTTTCTGGGGACCCCCGATTGCGTCAGTCGGGATGATCGAGTTGGAAAACGAGGACAACTTCTCCAGAAAATCTGACATTATCATCCTCGGATTATCAACAGAAAGGGGAGGCCCTTTTCAAGGCCTCCCCTCATATAATCCAATAAGGATTATCTTGGCTAGTTATCTTCCGGTATTCGACTGGGTAAACACAGTCAGGTTCGGATTTTTCGCCAGCCTGGCAGCGGTAGCTGTGAGGGCCTTTTGAACCTTCTCATATTTGGCTCGGGCTGCCTCGACATCGACTCTTGTATTGCCGCGGTCACGGGCGCCCTGAGCTGCAAGCCATTCCTGCTTGGCATTGTCGAGCAGAGCCTGGCCGTCGGTAACCTGCTTCTCGATCGCCGCCTTCTGGCGCACTGCGTTGAGTGCATCGCTTCTCGGCTTGCCCTTGCCAGATCCGTCCTTCTCGATGAAGCGGCTGACGTACTGGTCGACTTTGTCACGATCGATGCTGCGACCATCGGAACGGATCCAGCCATCCTCGAATTTGACCGCGCTCTTGAGCAGAACACCCGCCATGTCAGCATCGACGCCGAACTTGCTCATGACCCGGTTGAGCTCGTCATTGATGATCCCCGGGGTCAGGCGGCCACGGGTGAACATACCCGGCTCCGAGCTGTCGCCGCCGATATCCTTGTGGATCCTGGCAGCCACCTCGGAGACCGTGCTCGCCTTCTCAGGGCGATTGTTGAACGCCTCGATGATCGGCGCTGCCGGCTCGAAAGCCCGGTCGATACGGTTCATGTCGCCGGCCGCCTGAAGTGTCGATCGCACATTGCGATCCTCGGTCAGGAGAGCATCGACCGAATTGGTCGAGATACCCGGAGTGAAATTCCCGGCAGAAGCAGCAGTAGCGAGAGCTGCTCCGCTCGAACCAGAAAGGTTTGGGGGCGCAATCGGCGTATTGACCCGCCCCAGAACCTGGGTGACACGATCCGAGGCATTGCCGGGGGTAGCCTGCCGGCGCTCACCTTCAGGCGTGAGCTCGACATGGACATGTGGTCCCGTGGCATGAGCCGATGGATTGCGAACCTCGTCGATGATCTTGTAGTCCCTGCCCTCGACCATGCCCTGAGAGGCGAAGATCTGACGCTGCTTTTCGATCGCCGTATCGGCATCGGCCGCAGTGCGAGCACGCAAATCGAAAGCCCGGTTCTGAGCATGAGCCGAGTTCGGGTTCGCCAGGGTCAGCGGATCGTTGGGCCCGCGGAAAGACGACGTCACCTCGAGGCCCTGGGCCTTCGCTGCCGAAGTGAAGAAATCCAGGGGCGGACGAGACTGGGACTGTGTTTGCGCCTGGGACGGCGCAGCCGAAGGACCCGTCTGGGATCGAGCACGGTTCACTCCTTCGGCAAGCACTTCAGCTTCGGATGCCGCCGGCGCCCACAATGTCGGACTGGCCTGGATCCGATCAGCCACACCCTTCTTGATGTCGGGGTGGATGTTCGGGTTGTCCTGGATTGCGCGAAGCGCTGCCGTCGGCGTTGCATAGGCCTGCAAAGCCGTCGTCATCTGGGCTTCGATGCCATTCTTGATGGCGAGCGCCTTCTCCTTCTCACCGAGCGTGGCAATGCTGTCTCGCAAACCCACACCGGCGGTGGCATCGGCAGTGCTCGACGTGATGAATGCCCCGACATCCTTGATGCCCGCAGCGCTGGCTTTAGCCAAAACGTCAGGCGACGACATGCGCGCTCGCGCCTCGGCCATCAGCAGAGGATCCCCCGAGGCCATGGCCTGGCGGATCTGCCCTGCCTCGAGATCCCATGCCGGCTTGGCGGCATACTCGTTCTGGGCGTTCTTGTTCTTCCAGATGTCCTGCGTCAGGTTCGTACCGGCCTGGGCATTCTGGATGGTCTGGCTCTGGTTGCCGAGACGCAGACCTTCAACCCGAAGCGGCGTTGCCTGCTTGGTGTAATCCGTGACGGCATTGGTCTGGGCAGTGGCCGCTCCGGTCTGAGCCAGAGTGGCAAGATCCTGTGGGCGGCCGCCGGCGAACTTCAGCGCGTCCGGGGACAGATAAGACGGGTTGAACTGTCCGATGATGCTCGCAAGCTGTGCGGGATCCTTGACCCCCATGGCAGCCGCCATCAAGCGAGCTGACTCGCTTTGGGTCTGATCCTTCTCAAAACCATCGATTGCCTGGCGTGAAGCCTGGAAGCCCCTGTTCAGAGCATCTCCCGCGCCAGACAACGCAGCCGACACCCCAGAGAAATTCGGGGCGTCGACGTTTTTCCAAGTCAACTGAGCCATGGAACTCTCCTAATATTTCTGGGAATTAGCGGCTCAGCCGGTTGTTATCGATATAGGCTTGCGCCTGGCCCGGGCTCTGACCTTCGGTCGCCGCACGGGCTCGGCTACGATCTTCAAGCTGGGTGTTGTAGGCCTTGATCTGGTTGTTCAGATTGGTGTTCGTCACACCTTTCTGGAACTGGAACTGCTCATTGGCGAGCTTACGCTGTTCCCAGGAATTCCAAAGATTGCCGATCGTCTGAAGACCCCCCAATGCCAAATTCGCCGTCGGCAGATTGAAGCCCAGACCGGTTTGGCCAAGCTGACCTAGGCCTCCCGATACTGCGCCCACTGGCGCAGCAGCTTGAGCTTGGCCGGCGATCGCCAAAGGCTGACTAGCTCCAACGGCCGAGACTGAAGGCATGGCGACACCGACACCATTGGTGCCGTACCCGTAATTGAATCCGTTAATGTCAAATGCGCCGGCCATTATCATGATCCCTTATTAAGTATATGCATCCGGTAATTTTGTGGAATATTCCGCGAAATTATAAAGTAAATCTCGGGACATCTCCGCAATCTCACTTCCGGTCATCAACGTCCGGGTAAGGAAAGAGTCGGAGCTCTCAGCCAGGATCCGGGATGCGCTGGTGCTGTCGACCAGCATCATCGGATCAATCTTTCCGGCACCATAACCGAATTGCTCAAAATATGCTTGCTGTATTTTCTCCGCCTCGGCTTTGGCATTATCTACAAAATCCTGCATCCTCGCCCCGAGCTTTACAGTCCCAGCGTTGATTGCCGCGGCGTAGCCTTGACCCAGCGAGCTGGTGATCGACAGCAGATTTTCAGCCCTCATGAGGGTGCCCCAGTCGAGGACCAGAGAACCCGTGCTGTGAAAGCTGCCGGCTGTGGAGCCAATCACAAACATGGCTACGGCTGCGACAACCGCGCCGATCTCGGGACCGAAAATAGCCCCTGCCACCTCCTGCAGGATCGTCACCAGAACCAGGGCTACGAAAGCATTAGCGATCGAACCAACGATCGCAGCCGTGATGCCCGTCAAGCCCAAAGCAGCTCCAACCGCCATGTGAGCACCGAGGAGACCAAGACCAGCACCACCGGTGAAGATCACCGACAAAATCGCGATGATAATGATGATGATGATCTGAAAGACACCGGTCTCATACCATTTCTGCTTCTTGATCTTGTAGCAGTTGAAGACCACGAAGACGCAGGCCGTGCCCATCTGGCTCGCGTGAATGAGTTCAGTTTCACGCCAGGTCTCATAGTGGAGCGGTACGATGAACTTTGATTCGTCGGTATCAGCCAAAGCCTCGGCAGCGGTGACGCTGACATTCATCGCACCATAGATGAAGTTCATATGATGCAGGCCGACCAGATCGAGATAGGTGAAGCTGGTGCTGGTTTTCTGCCAGTAGAGCCTCACCCGATCGATGCTGAAGCCGCTGGTCTCGGAGAAACCGAGATCCTCGCTCCCATAGACGCCGGCGACAAATTCATCCGGCGCCAGGGTCTCAAACCAGAGATCCCCCCGCTTTGCTCCAGGACGGCCTTGACCGGTCCCGCCATCATTATCGATGTAGAACCAGTTGATCCGAGTGTCATAGTTCGTGTCGATATCCGGGCTGGTTCCAGCGATCCGCACCGTGTTCATGGACGAACCAGACAAGCCCGGCCGCGGAGGTTCGGCTGTCCCAAAAAGCGGAGACTCGCTATCGGTTTGGGCAGCCTTCCAGGTTTTCCAGGTTAGAAAGGCGTCATCCTGGCTTTGTACGGCCGCCTTCCAAATGTCATAGCTGTTCGGCCCACCAATCTGAGATTGCTGAAGCTTCTCAAAAAACTTGTAGAGATAACGCTTGCAAGAATTCTCCGCGACATTAAGTGAAACACCGAATGCCACATAGGCATAATCGATATCTCCCAAATCGGGATTATCTTCGAGCTTATCTATGAAATCCGTAATCTTCGAGCCGGTTGCCTTTTTATAGGCCTTCCTGACTTGCTCATATGCTTCCGGATGATAACTCTCGGAGAGGAAGACATTGTTGACCCGGACCGGGAGAAACGGGAAAAACTCACCCATGGATGAGCCTTCCTCGACGAGCTCATCCAGCTCGGCATTGCCGGAGCCAATCCGATAAATGAAGAGTTCGACCTGCTGGTGAGCCAATCCAATGTAGGTCTGGCTGTCGATACGATAGGATCGATCCACCGGGGGGCCTGGATCTTCATAAAAATGCATGGTCTCACGGAGATACTCGGAGCCATCATCGTCGGACCCAACATAGGTCATGCGGCTGTAAATGGTGTGCGTCACACCCCCTGACGTATTGGAGCTTTCATAGGTCCAGCCTGAAATAGACGGAAAGGGATCCGTTCCCAGTTCCACCGGAGTGCCCGGCACAACAGATCCCATGCTCGAACCAGTGACGCGATTATACCAGGCGTAGATGTACTGG